TGTAGCTCACGGATGTCGAATGGAAGGTCGTCCTCTTCCATGGCAGGCTGTGGCTCTTCCATAGCAGGTTCACCACCAATGCGACCACCTTCATCCAAGGCCTCCATATTCTTTTTAGCTTTTGTGCGTAGGTCTTCAAAGAACTTCAAGCCGAAGTACCGCAGTACGTCTGCAGGAACAACATATTCACCCTCAGAGAGCTTAGCATCAATGTCGTCACGAACCTCTTCTGGGAGAGCACCGGGGGGTACTTCATTGCCAGACACAGGGTCTACCTCTGTGCGTGAAGACTTGAATACAGCCTCTGTCTGTTTATCTGAATCCATTACTACTCCACCTTCTGCAAATCTCATATCATTGCTACTTCTTGAATATGCGCCTTCTGGACCTTGAAGAGAGCTTTTAATGTTTTGACGGGGGTATTCCTGACCTCCATGGCCGGGAAAGATTACCGCTTCGTGGAACCCTTTGTCTGTAGTAACACTAACGCCTTCAAAGCCCTTTGATTCAAAGAGGTCCGTTAAAGGAGAGCCTACCCCCGAAGACCGCACTTTGCCATCTTCCAGCCTAGTAAATAGAGAGCTTAAGTTGATGTCTTCATCAGAGTTAAGTTTTTCTACTAGGCCAAACAAATAAGGGTCACTCTTTTCTGCTGCAACCTCTTCTATGATCTCTGCAGCCTGTTTACGCAGCTCTTTATCAGAGCTAATAACAGCATCATCTACTATGTTAGTTACGTTGGTATATACAGGGAATACCTGTCCCCCAAACTTCTCATCTGTATATCCTCCTCTTTTGCCCATAGCAAAGTTGGAGGCCGTGTCGGGATCACGAGTTAGATACGTGCCGGGGCCAAGAGTACCTGCATAAGAAGGTTCAAGATTTTCGCCCAGAAACTCTGCTGGCTCACCTCGTAAAGTACCGCCCATACCGTGATAAAGTTGTTCAGGCGCTCCTGTATCAGGGTCTCTAAAGTAGGCACCCTCAGACCACTCTTCTAGATTTGACTTGGCTTTAGGTTTCAGTCTAATGTTGCCGCCTGTACTACCCACAGCAGAGGGGTCTACTTCTATACGCTTAGCTACGTCAAATACCTCCTTAGCACCCTTCTTAATAGCCTTAGCTGCAACATCACCTAGGCCGGGGATAAGCCCTACAAGGGCCGCACCCCCTAAGGCACCCACTAAGTAGTAGTTAGGTTCATCTTTCTGCAACTCATCATAAACCTCTTTAGCAGCTAGGGCATCCCCAACAATAGGAGTCATTTCAGCGAGAAATACAGCCGCGTCTTTAAGGGTAATCTCAGAGAGAGGTTCAGACTTTTCTACAAGTCCATCAGTGTAGGAGGACCACTCATCGGAAGTTGAACCTAGCATCCCATCCATTTGAGAATCTATAGACTTATTGTCACCCTCCATTTACGATATCCCTCATTTGCTTTAGCTTACGGAGTGCTGCAATGGCACCCTGAGTGCGATACATACCAGCAGTGTTATCCATCTGCTCCATGCTCTTGTGGTATAGGGAGATACACTCTTCGTAATACTCTAGGAGTGCATCCCACTGTTCTTTATCGTTGACGATCTTCTTAAGCGACATTATGCAACATTCCCACTAAAACCAGACTCCCCGGGAGCTGGAGCCATTCCCACACCTGTTTGACCACCACCGCCACCCGAAGTATCAGCAACCTGTGCTCCTGCTGGACCAGCGCTGGGCTGAGCCTGTTGACCCTGCTGTGGTGCTGGTACACCCTCAGGACCCATAGGAGGTGGTGCTGGCTGTTGGAACCCTTTAAGGATTTCAGCTTGAATAGCAGCATCCTGCATAGAGTTGGTGACCTTATCAGGGTCTAGGTCCATGCTCTTTGCAATCTCACGGATAATATAGTCCATTTTAGCAAAGGGTGCAAGCGTTGGGTTCTGTGCTACCTGTAGGAACTGCATGAGACGCTGAGAGCGTACTTCATTGGCCATGAGGCTCTCTGTGCCAGATGCTTGAACCTCTAGGTCACCACGGATATCTTCATCAAAGTCAAACTGCATGTTGAAGGCAAAGAATGCACGGCCCATGGGACGCAGCAGGTAGTCGTCTACGTTCTTAACCACAGTACGGATGCTACCATTAGCAGCAGACATAAGCATACTAATGCCACTAGCTGTACGACCAACCCCGCTAACACCAGTTTGGCCATGAGCGAAGCTAGGGAAGCCAGTAGACTCATCTGCTAATACCCGTGCTTTATCAAAGAGTTGCATGTTCTCTTGTGCAACATTAGGGAACTTAGTGCCAAAGATAGCCTGACCGGGAGCACCACCCTGACGCCGGAACACCTTGCCGGGGTACAACGACATGTCCTGACCGGGTACCAAGTTAGTCTCATCTACTTCAATGATAAGATTACCAGAGAGTGCAGCATTGTCAATGGCCATACGCATAAACCCGTTCATCAAGGTCTGCGTGTCATCCATGTTCTCTGCAATGCCAATACCAAAGAAGCTGTAGGGATTGTGCTCATAGGGTACAGCGTAGTAGGGGATACGTGTAGGTTTGAATGGGTTAAGCACAAAGCGGATCACTTCACCGTTACATACCCAGATGTTACAGTTGAGTTCATCCATGTCCTTGTATTCACGAGGAATCTTAACACCGTTCTCTTCCAAGTGCTCTACATCAACGTAGCCCCAGAACTCAAGCACCTCCCAGCGCTCAGAGTCAGGCTGTGCTTCATCGTCTACCATTGCCATTTCCCAGTACTTCTGTACATAGTCAGGGCCACGGCGTAGGGCTGTCTCAATAGCCTCACGCATGAAGTAGGGACGCTGGCGCAAGGAACGCAGTTGTGTACGAGACATCTTGTGACGCTGTACAACGTACTCTGCATCTTCCATGCTGGACGCCTCTGGGTCAGGATAGAAATCCCACACGGAAACATGGTTCGTCTCTGGTACTGTCTTAACAAGGGGGTCATACTCACCCTCGTCATTCCAGTTAGGATACTCTTTGTCTACAGCAAAGGGACCCTTCATGACACCTGTGCCAAGCAATGCCTGTTCAAACGCCATGGAGCGCAAGTGGATAGAAGCACCTGACTCGTTTAGCTGGTCGTGGATTTTCTTTTCCATCTTCTTAGCTGCGACCATAGCAGGGTGGAACGTAACTGTAGTAGGCCCTGTACCGTCACCCTCAATGACTTTCTCAGACATAGGGGCCAGCTTCTTCTCAAGAGGTCCTAGGCGCTGGGCCAAGTCCTTCATAGTCTCACCGGGCATCAACTTATTGTCGGGGCCAATCAAGTAAGGCTTAGCAGGTTCATCATTGAATGCAGATTTCAGTGCAGCACCTGGTTCAGCATTAGGGTCAATGTTGATATGTACAGACTCAGAGATACCATCAGGCAGAACACTGGGGTTCACTGTCAGTGGGAACTTGTTGTTGCCGAACAGTACGTCGATGATCTGTCCGTAGGCTGCTAGTGTCTTGGTCTTAGTGACCTTAACAAACACGCGGGACTTCTCTGTGTCAGTAAACTGCACATCTGGGCTATACAAACCACGGTAGTTACGGTAAGCACGTAGCCAGCGCTCCTCATCACCACGTCGTGCATCCTCAGAACGACTAAACCGCTCCTCTACAAAGGCAACAACACTAGGGCGAGAATCAAAGATGCTCTCAGAGTTATCCTCTGCTGCTGTGACTTCATCCGTCTCAAAGGAGAGTTCGTCCATGTCTTGTGGCATTTGGTTTGTCCTTAATAACCGAATCGTGAATCAGCAGCCTGAAAGCCACTACGTTGCATACCGGGCTGGTAATCCCACAAACTACTGCGTGGGCGTGTCATGAGAGCATAACGAAGTGCGTCATACCCGTGGTCGTTTGAGTTTGTGTCAACATCCTCTGGGTTCTTCTTATCCAAGGGAATGCTTGGCAGTTGAGCAATAGTATCAGTACAGGATGCCATGAACACCAATCGAGGCTTTTCTGTAAACTCATCTACCTGCAGTCTGCGGTGTATCTCGTTCTTGCCTGACACACGTGAGCCTCTTGAACGGTCAGACGGACGCCAGCGGCAACCCTTCATGTTCATCTGCTCAGCTAGGCTAGGGCCAGTATCACCACGGTTGTGCCATAGAGAGGAGTCAAGCACTCCATAGCGAATAGTACCATCTTCTGACTCAGCGTCAAGCACCATGTCTGCTAGGTCGGATGCAGTTACCTTAGAGCAGTACAACTCGCGGTACACAATAAGCTGTTCATCTGGTGCTACAGCAAGCCATAGAACGGCAGACATAGAGCCATAACCGTAGTCACATGCACGAAACTTAGTCCAGCTATGTGGTATCTTGAAGTCGTCTACTACGTGTATAGTGCGGTTAAACTCAGGGAAGGCTGCACCCTCGTTAACATCCCAGTTACCCTCTAGTAGCTGCTTACGCTGGTGCTCAGGGAGGGACAGAAGCATAGCCTCGTAGTCGCCACTCTCTGCAAGGTAGGGGTTGTCAAACAGACTAGCAGGGATAAACTTGCGCTTAAACAGGGGTTGCCCTGCCTTGCTGTGACCTGCGGGGAACTTAATAGTCTCACCCGTCTCAATGTTTGTAGCCCAAAAGGACTGGTTCGCAGGAGAGGGATCAATGAAGGTCTTCTTCACCCAAGCATGGCCTGAACCGCCGGGGTTAGTTGTAGCCCGCATGTACAAGCCTAGCTCTTTAGCGTGGGCACTACGAAGTCGTGACCTCATGTAGTCCCATGCGTAAGGAGAACCCCACTGTGTAAGCTCATCAAAGCCTAGCCAGTTAAATGCCTGACCCTGATAGCGTGTAACGTCAGTATCCTTATCCAAGTAGGACATCCAGAGCCTACCACCCTGAGGTGTAGTCCACTGTGACTTACGCTCTGACCACTTAATGCCGGGAATTGCTTTGGGGTACAACTCTTGGCTCTTCTGGATAAGCTCACGTAGCTCTTCCGTAGTGTGCCGTACAAGCAGGCCAGAAAAGTTAGCATTGTTCAACCCGTGGAGAGGGTCAGCAAGCATAGCGTAGGACTTACCGCCACCAGCCGAGCCACCGTACAACACCTCACGCTCAGACGCAGAGAGGAAGTTAGACTGTGGACCGGGGTTAGGCTTAAATACTACGTTCTGTGCTTCTTCTACATCAAACGGCGCTGCTTTAGCTTGTGCAGGTACAGTCTCACTCTTCGGAGGGGTCTTCGAGGGTGTAGTAGCCTGTGTTTTGCTTTTCGAGCCTCTCGATTTCCGCGAGGGCTTTTTCGAGCCGCTTGGCAAGCTGGCGCTTAATTGTAGCTGCTTTCTTACGTCGTCGCTCAATGTCTACTCTTTTCTTTAGGCCCATAGCTGTGATAGAGCGCCCTGTCTGTGTAGTAAGCCATGCAGCCACTTCGCGGTAGCTGTACTGCTTTAGGTGCTTCTTAGCTAGCTCTAGAGCCTCTAATTCATCGGGTACAGGGAGTAGTAACTGGGGATTGTCTTCACACTGAATGTAGCCGTAAGGTACCTGACGCATGGTAACTCGTACCACTGGGTGCCAGACCCGCTCTTGGCCCTTCTTAGGCTTGGGTAGTTCCCAGTAACCTAGATCACGATTAGGGTTAAAGCTCGTCAAGACTACTCGTTTGTGCCTTCTTTAGGTGGCAGATAGAAGATACCCCCACTGGAAGAGGAGACATCAACTTTTTCTACTTTACCAAGTCCAGCACGATCAAGCAAGTCTTTTGCTGCAGCCATCTTGTCTTTAATGCCTAACTCAGTAGGATCATTCAGGGCGTTACTGATAGCAACAGCCGCTTTAGGTGCAATACGGGAGAAGTATGTACGAGTAGCCTCTGCAATCTCGTCCTTCAATGCCTCCGTAATAAGGCGGGTAGGAGTGTTGTCGCTATACCCTGCAAGCTGCTTAGCACGTACAACATCTCCTGCGGCTTCATCAAAGAGAACCTCTAGGAAGCGCTGTTGGTTTTCTGTGAGTGTTCTCTTAGCCATAGTGTTGTTACTCTCTGTTGTATACCCGGTGTGCAATCTCACCACGTGTGATGCCGATGTCGCGTAGTTCTTTGTCCGTCAGGTTATGTAGAATATAAAAGTCTGCTGTGCGTTGACGACTCTTAGCGATCTTCTCAAATAGACGTTTAATCATCTTGTAGTACTCCTAGAATGTGCTGCACTGCAGCGTTAGGAGTATAGTTATATGCAAAGTGTACGGCTAGTGTACGTACATTTATTGCATACCCGTTACCCTACAGGAACAAACGTCTCTGTTACAGTAAGAATAGTATCAATATGGCCTGCGCTAGAGGGTACTACCTGTATGCGATCACCCGGCTGCAAGACTAGATCAATGTTAGTAAAAGTTAGGTAGTCACTGTGAGATAAACTCTTAGCGTGTAGGAAGTGTGAAGTATATGAATCAGCAGCTACATACCATTCTACGTCTACGTTAGTAGAACCACTGGTTGCACCGTTAACAAGGTGTATAAACGTAACCTCAGCTACACAATTAGCAGGGCAGGTATACACAACCTCAAGGTCAGTCCCAGTGTTGTGACCATACACAGACCGCATGCGAGAGGGTTTACCCTGTGTGAATAATGACATGCTCTACTTCCTGTACTTAGCTGTCTTAGCAGCTACTTTCTTGGGTGCGCTTTTGGGCATTATGCAGTACTACCTATCTTGACGCACCCACCATTCACATGAAATGCCTGAGTGCCCATTATGTTTATACCAGTGACAACCTCTTTCATGCACTCAGCCTCAGTGTAGTACAGGCTGTCTGGCTGTGTAGAGATTGCACACGACTGTGCATCGGGAGTATAACATACAAGTAACATAGCTAGCCACATAGTCTCTACCTCTTTCCTGCGATACGCATGCTTCCTGCGCTACTCACGTGCTCCTCGCAGAATGCTCTTATACTCTTTTAGGCCCCTTGACCCATGATTGAACATTATGAGGTTCTCTGCTTCCCACCTGAGCTCTAGAAACTTACACTTAGTCACTTGCGTTCTTCTTCTTTGCAGAGCGCGTTCTAGGGAAGCTCCTGTTAGACGTCCTAGTGCTTGCTTTTAAGTTACCCTTCTTGTTGTTTAGGGCATTGCCATCCTTGTGTGAAACATCCTTGCCATCACCCTTGCGGACTTTACCTGCCTTAACCATCGCACTTCTTGCGGAGTTACGTGATGCACGCTTCTTCTTCTGCTCAGCAGTACCTTGGTAGTTGCTGTACTCTTTCTTGTAGTCACGTGGCATAGTGTGTCTTACCTCTGTCTCAGCAGCTCTTCTAAGTGCTTAATGGTAGTGTGGGCCTCTGCCAGTTGAGCCTTCAAGTCTGCCATATCAAGCAACAAGCGCTCTTTGTCTTGCGTGAGTACATCTATCTTGTCTGACAACTTAGCTACCTGTGCAGAGAGTGTGCTATTGAAGCTAGCTATACGTGCCTCAGACTCCTGCTCTCTATCATGCTGTAGCTTATTGCGCTGGGCTAGAAAGCTCCACAGGCCAGCAGAGCCTACGAGTGCTACAAGGATGGGTGTAAGAGTTTCGTAGTATGGCATAAAAGAGGCTCACTGGGGGGTGTTTACTGTGTTGTCTTTACACTTAAGTTCATCTTCTATCTCCCAGTCACGTTTAACATGGGGTTCAAAGACATCCTTAGCACTAAGCATCTTCTCTAAGTACATAGCCCTTTCAATGCGATCCAAAGAGTACCGGACACCCAAGTCCTGCTCTATCTTAGCTCGTACATAGAAGACATCGGACTTAGGGATGTGAACTCGTTGCATGGCATCAGGGTTGCCACTGAGGAGTACTTCATAGAAGTTCTCTAACACATCATCAGATGCATATAGTTTTACTCTCTTAGGCATAGATGTCAACACCAATATTGTACAAAGCTAGGGGAAAGTGGGGTAGCACAGAGAGCTTAGGGAGAGAGGGGTACGCAAATCTATACAGACTATGCGGGGTTAAACTCAATCTATGCTACCACCACTATGTTGTAACACATACAAGAGGGGAGGAGGGTACCCTCAAGTGTTACTACAGGTATAGTAGGCTACTACATACAAGTTGTAAAGGCCTAACCTATAGTTAAAC